TACTGATTTAATATAATAAGTGACAAAGCTCACGATAGTTGCTAGAGAGAACCAAAGTGCTCTTTCAAACATAGAGACTTGCTTGGAATTTACAGCAACCTTAGAAATCAACCCACCAAGGTTGCTTGGAATTTACAGCAACCTTAGAAATCAACCCACCAAGGGCTTCTTCTTGCTTCTCGAGTTTGTCTTCAATCTTTTCAATTCGTTCATTAGAAGCCAGAACTTTTTCTTCTACACGGGCAATGGTCAAGATTGCTTCAGTGAGCTTATCTAGCTTATTTTCAATCCTTGAGAGTCTATCTTCAGTCACTGTCAGGATGCCCTATAGGTTAAGATAAGAAAAAGGCAAGGCTACGCTTTCTTGTTGAAAGAAAGTTTCACCTTGCCCCTTTCAATAGCTATTACAGGTCGTTTACAGCCAAAACGAAACCTGCTTCAGGCCGGAAAGCCTGAACACCATAGAGCGTATCTGCAGTGAACAGCGTAGCAAGGTATTCCTGCTTGTACTGAGTCTGCGAACGGACAGCCATCTGTTCTGCCAGGACAAGAGCTTCCTTATGGAACAGAAGGGCACCACGGATTGCAACGCTGTTACCAACAGCCGTGTTGGCTGCTGCCGTTTCAATCGTGGGGCAGTTCGATGACACATAAACATCAATACCATAAACCGAACCAATCAGGCCCGATTGTACGGTACGTGCGTCACGGAAGTCCGAGGACACGTAACGGTCAATGCCCATGATTGCCGAACGCAGTGCAGGCGGAACAACAAATGCACGGCCATCCATTGGCACGTCATTGTCATCCATCTTCTTGATCAGCGCACGGAAGCCTGCGTCAGTAAACACATCAGTGTCGATCACGGTGTCTACTGCATAGGCAGTCAGGCCCGTGGAAGCATCGATGTAGTACACTGCATTATTGCTTGCCCAGCTAGCACCATCAGTCGTCGGGCTCAGCGTCAGCGTACCGTTACCAAAGCCAGTCGAAGCACTGAACAGGTCAGTGTCAACTTTCAGTGCCAATTGGTAACCAGCGTCTTCCGTATAGAAGCGACGCAGGCTCGACAGTGCTTGAACTTCTACAATGTCTTCAACCAGACGCGAATATTCAAAGTGACGATTGATGTTGATGGTCAGTTCAGACTCAAGGTTAGCTTGAATCGTTACTGCCGTTGCTTCAGCCTTGGCAGAGGCAGAACCACGAATCGGTTTCGGTACATGGATCAGATCGCCCTTCTTGCCCTTCATGGTCATCTTCTTGACCAGAGGGGACAGCTTCAGATTCTTTTGATAAGCAGCGATAATCTCATCACTCCAAATCTCTGGAATAAATTTATCTGCTGCTGTTTTGTCTACTACAGCATTAGCTGTAAAATACGCACCACTAGTTTCACCAGCCATTTTCTTAAATTACCTCTGTATAAAAAAGTTAAATAACCCTCCCTTCAGCGTAGGCTTGCATAATTTCTGGTTGCAAAGCTTCATAGCGTCCGGGGTCGGTTTTCATTAGATTAATGATGTCAGCCCTACGAAACTTTTTCTTGGCCCTTTGTTCTGCACTACCCCTAACAGTTCCAGTGCTGGCGGACTTCAAAGCATCACGTCGTGCTGCCTTTTCCACCGTAGCTGTGTTTTGGACAGTCTGCTGGCGATCTTTCCACAAACTAAACAACTCATCAGCAGCGTCTGCATCGTACCGTTGATCGGCCATTACAAACAGTTGCGTTCTGATCTTGCTTGATTGAATCCAAGCAGCAAAGTTAGGATCTTTAAGAATATCTTCCATCTCTGGGTGCTTATTCTTAACAACAGACAAAGCAGCAGCCTTTCGAGCTTCTTCAGTGTACTGTTTGGCCTGCTTGATGCTTGGGTGGTTCTCGATCTCGTGTTTTACAGCAGTCTTAGGGTCAACGAAGAAATCAACTTCTTCAAGTTGTTCTTCAGGCTCATTTTTGTTGTTCGCTTGGAGTTGTGTCTGAATATATTGATCAACAATTTTCCGAAGTTCACCAACTTCAGAACCATGCTTTCCAATCAGCTTTTCAGCTTCCTGGTGCATGCGAACAAGATCTTTAACACTCTTGCCCCGATAGCGATCAGGGAGTTCTTCTTCTAGTTCTTGTTCTACTGGTTGTTGCTCTTGAAAATCCTGAATATCAGGGGTGTCCTGTGAAGGATCCTGAATTTCATCAGCGTTCAAACTCTCCTCAAGTTCGTCAAGTAGGATTGCTCTACCCATTAGTCTTTTGCTCCGTGGTTATTTCACATTATGGAGGTTGTTTAAGAAAGATTTGCCGAGCAGTTAGTCGGATCTTCCTTTTGAGCCAGCTCTTTCGTGTTCCCTAATCCACTTTGATTCACTTGTGGGAAAACTTAGTGGATCAAGGATGGAACGAATGGGGCTGATTACTCTGGTTGCTTTAAGATTACACTTTGGACACACTAGAGCTTCTTGTGGGTTATCCACTAGGGCCTCAAAGGTGTGATCATTAAAGCAACTAAAGTCAAACATCCTTAGTTGTGGCATCTTCAAAGCCTCTTTGGATGTAAGTTTCCAGGTTAAGGACTGAAGCGATAACGTCCAGTTGTCCTTTTCTAAAAAACAAATCTTCTAGGTCTTTTGTGTGTTCTACTGAATTAATGGCTTCTGAGTTTTCTGAAAATTCACTAATCAGTTGTTTCCAGCCTTGTGATCTAAATAAATCAAAATAGCTGTTATAGTAATATTCAGTTTCTTTATCCATATTTTACCATATTATTATTATAGCTTCAAGTTTTCTTAGTTTTTTTATACCCTGAAGCATATGCTGCTTGTGCTTGTTTCTCTGCTCCCTTACGGGTGGGGTAAACTTTTCCGCTTTTACCCCACTTATAGCCCCCTTTAACCTTTTTGATTGGCATTTGTTGCTTTCCTGGATTTTAGGGATTCAAGTTCTTCCCTAAGGTTTTTAAGGTCTGTATGAAGCTGATCAAACTTACTATTGATTTGATCTACCAAGTTTTGAAGTTCACGTTGAGTTAGCATTTTTTATATTAGTACCCGTACCATTTGCCGCCATTGTGATAAAAGGTTACACCATTAAGCGAGGCGATTGTTACGCTTGTAGCATAATTAACCTGTCTCTTTTGCCTAAGGACAGGAATTGAGAGTTGAGTTGCGCTTTCAAGATCATTTGCCAACAAACCAAAACCAGCACCACCACCGATAGCAGGAGATGAGAGTTGAGAGAGACTTTGAAGGCCGTTAGCCAGCAGATTGTGCTTCTGACCAAGAGTAATGGTCTGAACACTAGAAGTGCTTTGAAGGTCATCAGCCAACAAAACATGTGTTTGACCTACAGCGGGGCTTGAGAGTTGTGAGAGACTCTGTAGATCATTAGCTAGAAGGGCGTCTGTACCACCTCCAGCCTGTAACTGTGCCCCGCCTTGGAGTAGCGGCCCCCACCAGATCATTTGTTAGGCAACCGACCGGATGGACCAGTTGATCGTGCGGTCAGTCCCGAAGTTTTTCTTCAGAGTGAAAGTCCAGCCGTGGAGGAACAGGAGCGATGGAGTGACGTAGATAGGTTCCGCCTGAGCACCTGAGAAGATGACCTCCTGAACCACACGTTGCGTGCTGCCTGACTGAACTTTTTCGTAGATGCGCAGGCGGTATTCCTCGGTCGCGGTCAGTGCGTTAAGGTCGAGAAAAAGCTGGTAAATGCCGTCAGTGGTCTGTGCAGAGACAGTCGTGCTGGCGCTAGGCAAATCGTACTCAGTCGTGCCAATCGAGGCGCTGCCGTTGAATGCTTCAGAAATTGCCATCAGTCAGCGCTCCAGTAAGTAATCCGCAAATAGCCATCAGATCCGTCCCCTCCAGTCCCACTACCGCCCGCTCCACCGCCGCCTGCTCCGTATCCAGTGGCTGCGCCTCCGTTTTGAGCTGTTCCGGCTGCATTACCACCGCCGTTACCGCCTCTTCCAAAAAAACTCGCAGCGCCTACTCCACCACCACCATAAGATGCCGTGCCAGTTGTTCCGCCAAGGCCTTGCGTGTATCCAGTTTCGTTAGAAACAACCCACTGAAATGCACGATAAGAAGTTACGTTGTTGCCGCCGTTTCCACCAGCAATAGAAACAGTTGCGTTAGCTGCTCCACCCCCAGCCCCGCCATTTGCATAAAACAAAAGGGTGTTGCCGTCTCCTGGAACGTTACCTGTGCCTCCCGGAAAGATTTTTGCCCCAGAATTTCCAGCCGTCCCGGCTGATCCGGTTGACGTTGATCCAGAACCGCCACCGGTCAAAGTAAATGTGCTTCCGTTAACTGTAAAAACAGCGGTTACAACAGGCGATATCGTAGTATCACCTCCGGCTGTTGCCGCTACAGTTGGAGTTCCGCCTGTGCCTTTTGCTCCAAGGGTGACAGTTAGTGATGTGTTTTGAACTACTTCTACCGGAAATTCTTGAGTCCACATCCCAGATCCGCCGCCA